ATGATTCAATTGTTTCCTTAAAGAAGGCAAAGAAGGCGGACAAGGTAGAACCAGAACCTTATTATGCGGCAAAATACCCATATAATAATGTTTATGAATCAGAAAGTGGGCACGCTTTGGAGTTCGATGACACGAAGGATTCAGAGAGAGTTCATCTGTATCATCGCTCTGGTTCCTACATTGAATGGGGACCTGCTGGAGACAGAGCGGAACGCATTGAAAAAGATAAGTTCACAGTAGTAATCGGAAACGATTCAATATATGTGAAAGGCGATGTTGCCATCTATGTTGATGGTAATGTTACCGCAGAAATTAAAGGCGATGTTAAGGCAACAATTGGTGGTGGGGTAAATATGAATGTTACAGGTGATGTAAATGCTACAACACCAAACTTAAATCTAACTGGTGATTTGAATGTTAAAGGTCAAACCACAGTAACTAAAAATATTTTAGTTGGCCAAGGAATCACAACAGGAACTAGTGGTGGCGGTGGTAATATGACAGTCAATGGTTCTGCTTCATTCACAGGTGATGTGGTTGCAGCTGGTAAGAGTTTAGATAATCATATTCATTCGGATCCACAAGGTGGAAATACAAGCCCTCCATTATAGGCGAATAAATAACAGATGGCAACAATAGACATAGAAAGTGCAAGGTCGTTTAAAGATTTGGATTTGTCGTTTACAATTCATCCAATTCGTAAAGACATTAACACTTATAAAAACGAATACGCAGTAATTAATTCGGTTAAGAATTTGATTCTAACCAATCATTATGAGCGTCCATTTCAACCAGAAATTGGTAGTAATGTTCGCCGTCTTTTGTTTGAGCAAGTAGATTCTGTTACAGCTGCACAGATTGAACGAGATATCGTTGAAACAATTAATAACTTTGAACCAAGAGTTAAAGTGTCAAAAGTAATAGCGTCAGCAGCACCAGACGATAATGGATATAAGATACTATTGGAGTTTTTTATCATCAATAACCCAAATCCAATTACAATCAATTTCTTTTTAGAGCGGATTAGATAATAAAATGGCAGACCGTTTAAGAGTTACCGAACTTGATTTTGATACAATCAAGTCAAATTTAAAGACCTTTTTAAATCAACAAAAAGAGTTTACCGACTATGATTTTGAAGGTTCAGGCCTTTCTGTCTTGTTGGATATTTTGGCATATAATACTCATTACAATGCTTACTATCTTAACATGGTTGCAAATGAATCATTTTTAGATACCGCTATGTTGCGTGATTCTGTTGTTTCACACGCAAAGACTTTGGGTTACACTCCATACTCCACAACTGCTCCTACTGCAAGTATCAATTTTGAAGTGGCATCTGGTACATCAACACCAGGAACATTAACTATTCCTGCTGGGTTTGCTTTTCTATCAAATCAAATTGATAATAAGTCTTATAATTTTGTTGTGTTGGATGATACAACGGCTACTAAAGCAAACACCACATATTATTTTGATGGCCTCAAAATTCACGAAGGCCAATTAATTACATATAGTTTTGGATATAATTCTGCTTCTAATCCAAAACAAATCTTTACTTTACCTGATGAAAATATTGATACCAAAACAATTCAAGTTACAGTATCACCACAAGCTAGTAATACAGCAAGTATTGTTTACGCTAAAGTTACTGATATTTTGGATATTACTTCCACATCAGAGGCTTACTTCTTACAAGAAAATCGTAATGGAAAATACCAAATTTATTTTGGTAATGACGATATTGGTAAATCATTACCTGATGGTGCAACTGTTTCTGTAAGATATTTGGTTACTAATGGAACAGCCGCTAATAAAGCAAACAATTTTATTGCAACTGCTACATTAACAGATTCATTGAGTGTTTCACAAACAAACTTTACAATTAATCCTGTTGATGCCGCTGCTGGCGGTTCAAGTCGTGAATCTGTTGATAGTATTAAATTTTCAGCTTCATCACAATTCTCTACACAGAATCGTTTAGTTACCAATAAAGATTATGAAACATACATTAAAAATAATTATCCAAGTATAGATTCTATTTCTGTTTGGGGTGGTGAAGATGAAGTGCCAAAAGTATTTGGTAAAGTTTATGTATCATTAAAACCAAAAGCAAATTATTATATTTCTGAAACAGAGAAAGCTAGAATTGTATCTGAAATTATTAATCCAAAATCTATTATTTCTGTTCAAACAGAAATTCGCAATCCAGAATACTTATATTTGTTGTTAGAAAATGATGTTCAATATAACCCAAAGAAAACAACGGTTACTGAAACCATATTAAAACAAAACATTAAACAAGCAATATTGAATTACAATACAACTTACTTAAATAAGTTTGGAACAATATATGTTTCTTCAGATGTTGAATCAGCCATTGCTGAATTGGATTACAATGCTATTGTTGGTGTAAGAACAACCACACGGGTTCAAAAAAGATTTCAACCAAAATTGAATGAATCGGTAAGTTATACAATTAAGTATAATGTTCCACTACATCGTGGTACAATTACCAATAAATTACTGTCAACACAGTTTACATTATATGATGCAACAGGAGCAATAAGAACTGCTTTATTTGAAGAAGTTCCACAATCCTATACTGGTGTTTCTGAAATACAAATTACAAATCCTGGTTCAAGTTATTTAACAACACCAACTGTAACAATTAATGGTGATGGTTCTGGTGCAACAGCTGAAGCAGTAATTGTTAATAGTAAAATTCAAGCAATTAATATTATTAATCGTGGTACAGACTATACTCGTGCTACGGTTACAATTACTGGTGGTGATGGTTATGGTGCAGAAGCTGTTGCTGTTGTTGATGGCAGAACAGGAACTCTACGAACAATTTACTACGATACATTAGCACAAAGACAAATTATTAATTCTAATGCTGGATCAATTGACTACAATAATGGTATAGTTACTATTAACAATATTAGATTTATAACAGTTGATTCTGATGATGGGTTAATTCGCCTTGGAATTGAAGCAGATAAAGGTTATCTCCAATCTACAAGAGATACAATTATTACAGTTGATGTGGATGATCCAGTAGCTATATCAACAACCTTAGAAAAACTTAACGCATAATGGCTGACCAAAAAACTTCCCTACTGATTAATCGTCAGGTACCGGAGTTTGTTCGTGAAGAACATCCTAATTTTATTGCTTTTTTAGAAGCATATTATGAATTCCTTGAAAACAAACAAGGAAGTCAAAAGAATGATTTAGTTGCAGAATCAAAAAAACTTAGAAATGTTTCCGATGTTGATTTATCTATTGGTGAATTTGAAGATAACTTTTTTAGAACTTTTGCTTCTTTAATTCCTCGAAATGTTGAGGTAGATAAAGGCATTTTATTAAAACACGTCTTACCATTATATCTTGCCAAAGGTAACGAAAAGTCTTTTAAATTATTGTTTAGGCTCTTGTTTAATGAGGATGTGGAAGTTGTTCAACCTAAAACCAGCGTTCTTAAAGCGTCTGATGGTAAATGGTTAATTGAAAATGCGTTTAGAATTGAACAGGTCGTATATAGTGTATATACAGGCAATTCAACCACAAAAACATTTAAACTTGCACAAGTTGTTGAACCATCTAATGTATCCATTTATATTAATGGTGTTTTACAAACTTCTAATTTTATTATTCGTAAAGAAACAAGAAAATTAATATTCAATACTGCACCAGCTACAGGTGCAACGATTAAAGTATTATACAATAACTTTGATTTTACTCTATTAAAAAATAGGCAAATTACAGGTGAAACTTCTGGCGCTACTGCAATAGTTGAAAGAACGGCTCAGAAAACTATTAATTCTGTTCCAATTTTTGAATTGTATATTAATACAAAAACATTGTTAGGATCATTTGGTAATGGTGAAAATGCTTTTGTTAATATTATAGACCCTATTGATAACACTTTAATTAGTATTGAAATTCATGGTCTATCAATTCTAAGAACAATTAATATTATTTCTGGCGGTGCTAGTTATAATGTTGGTGATACAGTTATTATTTCTGGTGGTCAAGCTACTAGAGATGCTACAGCAGCTGTTGATGAGGTATTTTCTGGATTTATTAATCAAATTAGAGTTTTAGCTGGCGGTGCTGGGTTTAAAACTGGTAGTAATGTTAGTGTTATTGGTACAGGTGCAGGCTCATTAAGTATGGCTATTGCCGATGTTGATGTTTCTGGTTCCAATACTGCCAACACCTTTACTGTTAATACTGATAGAATTGCTGATTTTGCTAGTATTAATATTTCTGATTCTAATTACGGGTTTAATGCCTCTGTGGTAACTGAAAATGTTAATTCTAAAATTGTTGATGCTTTAACTTTTCAAACAATTACAAGTATTGGTGCAATTACCAATGTGGCAATTCTTTTTGCTAATGCAACATTTGCTACCGTTCCAACTTTAGAGGCTGAATCGGCACAATATCAAGCAAATAGCACAACGCAATTTGTCCAAAGTTCACATTCAGTTGGTAGAATTCAAATCAATAGTGGTGGTACTAACTATCAAGTTGGTGACGAAGTAATAATTGCAGAAACTTTTACAATGGCACTTGGTATTGGTGCAGCAGCTGCCGTAACTAATGTATCTTCTACTGGCGCAATCACACAAGTTAAAATACAACCATCAAGAATTCGTGGTACCGCAAACACTTTTTCCAATACAAATGTAACAGTTATTGGAACTAATACCGTATTTCAAGATGATTTGCGTGTTGGAGATTACATTATGATTAATAATGAATCTCGTTATATTAATGCCATTTCTTCAAACACATCATTGAATGTTAATGTTAATTTTCAATATTCAACTACTGATAAAAATATTGGTAAATATTTTGACTACCCAATTGGTGGTCAAAATTATGATCCAACCAAACCAGCTACAATAACAGTTAGTTCTAAAACTGGTGCTAATGCAAATCTTTCTGTTATTGCTCTGATGGGTGACGGTGAAAATCTATATGCAACTGCTGATAAAAATCTTGGTGAAATTTTAAAGATTCGTATTATTGATGCTGGATCCGGTTATGTTTATCCTCCAACTATTGATTTAACAAAATCAGGCAATAAAAGTGCAACAGCTAACTCTGAGGTAGAATCAAGTTATGTTACACTTCCTGGTCGTTGGACAACTTCAGATTCTATTCTTTCGGCATCTGAAAGAGTGGTACAAGGCCGTGAATACTATGTGGATTATGCTTATGTGTTATCTTCAAAAGTTGAATTTGATAAATTTAAAGAAACATTTAAAAATCTTGTTCACCCAGCAGGCTTTATTGAATATGCTGAGTTTAAAATTGACCAAACTATTGCTGCTAATACAGTTACAACTACCACAATTAATGTTGCAAACACAATTGCAGGAACAGTAAATGTTAATAGTAGCATTTATGTTATTGGTACCAATACTAAATTTAACATTGCAGTTACAAGAGGCATAATGACTGTTGGATCCAGTATTGCGGTCAATTCACAAATTAGAACAATTAGTAGTATTATAAGTAACACAGAATTGAGAGTATCGTCCGCTTTCACACAATCCGCCAATGCGGAAACGCTTGTAATCGTTACATAAATAAAATAGTAAAAATATGGCAACTAACTATACATCCAAAAAACTTTCGTTTAATAACGCAGAACAATTCAAAGAATCGTTCTATGAGCCAGAACCAGCAACTGTTGGTTATATCTTCATTGGCAATCATGTTCCGTATGCAAACGAATCGTCACCAAATTCTATTGTGGATTCTTCTTTTGATGAGAAGTCTGCATGGGATAATATGTTTGCTGCCAAAAAGATTACAGGTAACGATGTTGAGTTGGTTATTCCTCGTGTTAATTGGACTGCAAATACAAAATATAAACAGTATGATAATAAAATTTCTCTTGATGATTTGTTGACTGGAAATACTACATTGAATGTTAAACCAATGTATATTTTAACTTCAGAGAGAAATGTATATAAGTGTTTATCAAACAATATTTCTGCCAATTCTACCGTGGAGCCAACTGGCGATTACACAACCGCAAACGGCACAATTGCAACGGCTGATGGATTCATTTGGAAATATTTGTATAATGTTAAACCATCCAATAGATTTTTAACAACTGATTGGGTACCTGCACCAATTTCTACAAGTAAATTAGATTACAATGTAAGTTCTACTGGTCCAATTGATGGAGAAGTTACAACAATTATTGTTACCAATGGCGGAACAGGATACGTACATCCGACTATTAATGCTTCTGCTTTTGGAACAGGAGTAACAACTATTACTCTTGCAAATACAACAAATGTGGTTGCTAACATGATTGCTACTGGAACAGGTATTGCAAGTGGAACTTTAGTTTCTTCTGTGGATGTAATTACTTCCACAATTGTTTTAGATACTGCCACAACAGCAAATGGTGGTGGAACAGGAAATACTGTTACCTTTACAACCAGAATTTACATTCAAGGTGATGGTGCAGGCCTTCAAGCTTCTGCAAATATTGTAGGCAATTCTATTTCTAAAGTTACTGTTGATGTAACTGGAATTGGTTATTCTTATGCTAATGCGACCATTTATGGTTCAGGCACAGGCGCAAATACTCGTGTAGTTTTGGCACCAAAATTTGGTCACGGTTTCAATCCCGCTAAAGAGTTGGACGCAACCAATGTTATGGTTTCAGAAAGATTTGGTGTGGTTGATGCAACAGAAAATGGATTAATTTCTACATCCACATCATTCCGACAGTATGGACTTCTAAGAGATCCGTATAAATATGGCAATACATCGCCAGTAATTAGTTCAAATGCTAATACAGTTATATCACAAACTACCAATTTGACATTAATTTCTGGCACAGATTTCGAATTAAATGAATTTGTTTATCAAGGTGGTTCCGCAAACAATGCCTATTTTTATGGATTTGTTAATGCTCAATCTTCAAATGAAGTTCGTTTAACTAAGGTTCGTGGAACAGTTTCAGTTGGTGGTCTATTAATTGGTGCAAATTCTGGTATAACTAGAACAGTTGTTAAGAAATTTAACCCCGAGTTTCAACCATACACCGGCGATATATTATATGTTGAAAATACACAAAAAGTTACAAGAGCAGATGGACAAGCAGAAAATGTCAAGTTTGTTATTAGATTCTAAGGAAAATATTTAATGTCGTTAAATACTAATTTTAATGTCAATCCATACTATGATGATTTTGATGAAGATAAGAAATTTCTTCGGATATTATTTAAGCCTGGTTTTGCTGTTCAAGCTCGTGAGTTAACACAATCTCAAACTATTTTACAAAAACAAGTTGAACGCTTTGGTAGTCATATTTTTAAAAATGGTTCAGTAGTTTCTGGTGGTGAACTGTTTATCCATAGTTCAACATATTTAAATGTATCCACAGATTATGCTGGTACAGCCGTTAATATTAATAATTTCAATGGCAAAACAATTACTAATTCGACAGGAACAAAAACTGGTCAAGTTGTTGTTGTCTATGATGCTGATGCTGGTACTGGCGATCCAAAAACAGTTTATGTAAAACAAATTTCAGGTACGGCTTTTGCTGCTGGTGATACAATTACCACAGTTGAAACTTCTCCAGTTTTTGCCAATGTGGCAACTGGTGGTGCAGGAACAGGCCAACTGTTTTCTGTAAATGATGGCGTATTTTTCTATGATGGTTTTTTTCTTAAAAATTCAGCTCAAACAATTGCAATTAGTAAATACGGAACATCTTCTAATGCAAGAATTGGTTTTGAAATTACAGAATCAGTTGTTGTATATACACAGGACACTTCGTTATTGGATCCTGCACAAGACGCTTCAAACTTTCAAGCTCCTGGTGCCGACCGATATAAAATTGATTTAGTGTTAGCTAGTCGTTCATTAACATCTACTGACGACACACAATTTATTGAATTGGCTCGAGTTGAAAATGGAACACTTTCATACGCATTAATTTACCCACAATATGCTGTGCTTGAAGATACTTTAGCACGCAGAACATATGATGAATCTGGTAACTATACTGTTCGACCATTCAAAATTGCACTAGAAACAAGT